GAGTCGACGATGATCGCGTCGAGGCCGTTGTCCCACGCACCGTTGCGGTTGAACCAGGCGTTAAACCCGTTGAAACCCGCGTTAGCGGCCGGGTCGAGACCCGGTGCGCCCTCGGGCTGGAACACCGGCTCGCCGTAGGTGGAACGCAGGTTCGCGATCCGGTAGCGCAGTGCGAGCGAGGCCAGCAGTGTGTCGGGCGAATACCCGGCGGTGGCGATCTGCTGAGCGATCTGGTTGCTCGCGCCGACGAGATCGTTCTCGTTGGCAGAACCGGGCACGTTGGTGACCGTCTGGCCGGCGTCGACCGCAGCCTCGGCGAGCGACTTCGACGCCCATGAGAGCGGCTTGTCGATACCAAAGATGACGGCCTGATCGAGTTTGCGGCCGATAGCCTGACCGCCCAGACGGGCAATCTCAGACAGCACGCCGACAGTTGCATCGTCGATCAGATTCTCATGCACCGGGATCACGACGGCGATTTCCTCTGCGACCAGCGTGCGGTCTGCCCAGGTGACCTTGCTCTGAGGCTTGACGCCCTCGGCAGAGCTTGACGACTCCGAAACCCAGCCGGCCTCGGGAATCGTTGCGAGCACGGGCAAGTGGGTGGTCTTGCTGCCCATGCTGATGGTCTGGAACGCCGAGAGAACAGTCGATCCAGCAGTAGCCGAGGACAGCAGGGTATCTGCGTATGCCTCCTGAATCAGAGTCGCGACCTCGGCGCGTGAAATGTCAGCCATGATGGCCGTCCTTTCCTATATCCCCGCCGAGGTCGATTCCTCGTCGGAAGTGTTTAGCCTCCAGCCCTCAGTCGCCGCATAGCTTCTGCCGCAGCGACTTTCGGGTCGGAGTTGGTGTTCTGGTTGCCGGTGGCACCAGATTTCAGCCCACCACCGAGCGCAGGATTGCGTTTTGGTGTGTTGGGTTGCTTATTGGCGGCGTTCTGATCGCGCCATGCGATCAGTTCGTCGGCCGAGGCGTTCAGTTCTTCCTCGGTTGTCCCGGTGAGGGATGTCGGCGGCACACCTTTAGCGGCCGCTACTTTGTTTCGCATCGAGTTGAACTCGGCTGCGATTGCGCGCTTTTCTGCATCTTCCGCACGCTCTACTGCTTTTTGCAGTTCGCTTTTGTCGCGATCTTCGTACTCTTTGAGAGCTTTTTGTGCGTCGCGCAGTTGTTTCTCGGCTGCCTTTCGAGCTTCGCGCTCTGATGCGATTGCCTTTGTTCCGGCTTCACCGAGGGCGCCGGCGTCATCCGGTGCATCCTTGGTTTCAGCCGAGGTGGCGGCGCCGTCCTCGACGGTGGCGTCGTCGGTTGTATTTATTTCCGGTGTGGTTTCGGTTTCTGGCATCGCGCCGTCTTTCCTTTGATGTCCTGCGTCGCGCAGGAAACGCCCCGGCGCATCGCGCGACGGGGAAACCTTTGTGAGGTGATGCCTCTAGCTGGCCGAGGTGCCTTGTTTGGCGCGCAGCATGGCGAGCAGCATCGTTTTGTAGCCGAGCGTCCACGCTCGAGACTCGGCGCCGCCGGCGCTGTAGTACGGGTTGCGATCCCCCGGTGACGCCTGCCGGCCGGCCAGGTTCGCTTGCTTGATCGTTTCGGCGCTCATCAGTTGAAATACGCCTGCTGCGAGGTATCGAACACACCACTGCCGTCGAGCACCGACTGCCGGAAAATGTCTCTAGTCACTCGGCCGCCCTGGTCGTCAAACCACCGAGCCATTTCCTCGGTCATAATCTTGCGCGCCGTCGCCTCGTTGACTTTCCACAGATCCAGCGCCGAGTACTTGCCGACATACTGGTTTTTAAGCACGCCGAGCGTCTCGGCCTCGGCTTTGTAGTACTGCGCCGCAGCCCAGTCGGAGAACACCGAGGTGAGCAGTTCGTCGAACCCGGCGCCGACGTGTCCGTCACGGCGAGACTGATTTATGAAGTCGCGCCGGCGAATCGACTCGACGGTGACGCCGTACACCTCGGCCTCGGCCTCGGCGGCATCCCAGCCGCTCTCGACGAGGGCGATCACACGGTCGATCTCGGCCTGCTTGGTAGCTTCTTCGGCCGCAGTCTTGGCGGCTTGCTTGGCGGCCTTAGCCGTTTCGGCGACCTCGAGCTTCTCGGCCTTGGCGAATAGTTTGTCGGCGCGGTCGAACTCGCCGGCCTCGAGGGCGGCGTTCGCGTCGGCAAGTACCTGATCGAGCTTGCTGACACTGGCCTCGGCGGCCGGTGAGATCTGGGCGGCGAGGTCGTCCTCGAGCCACGATGCGGCGGCCGCCGGGGCATCCTCGACTGCTGCGGCCACCTTCGGCGCCACCGGAACGTCGGGCACCTGATCGAACAGCGAGCCCATGACTTTGCTTTTCTCGCGGTTGGCGCCGGCCACTTCCATCGCACGCGCAATGGCGGCCGGGTCATTTATGTCGGCCTTGCGCGCCGCGTAGTAGTCCTCAGTCCATTGCAGGACATAGTCGGGCGGGTTGTAGTCACCGTCGCGCACAGCGACCACCACGCAGTTGCAGTTATCGTGGCCGCGCGCCTCGAGCGCCTTGTTATGCGGCGACTGTCGAGCGCGCAGGCCGGTTCGGTAGAGCGAGCCAGACGCCGGCAGTGTCCACGTCACCGAGCGGGTGGCAAGCATTCGGCAGAATCCGCAGGCGGTGATGTCGGCATGACGGGCGTACTTGACGCCCTCGCGCTCGACGTTGTCGATGATTGTCTTGCGGGAACTGTTGAACGTGTGCCTGGTTGAGGCGCCGCGCAGCGCGCCGGCCGGGTCGGCCTGCGTCGTCGCCCACCTCGCCGAGGCAGCCAGTTGCTTTGATGGTGGCAACGGCGCCGGCATCGGGAGAAACAGTTGCGAGCCTTTCCGGCGAGGGCCGGTCGGCTGCTCGGAATACCATTGTGCGCTTAACTCCCCCGCAGCTTTGAGATACGGGTCGAGGATCGCCGGATAGGACTCGGTGACGAACCGCATCGCCTCGGACTCGGAGAGTCTGTCGAGGCCGGATACCAGGCGGTCGACAGCAGCGCCGGAACGGTTCGCCAGTTGGGCGATAGCGCCCTGAAACTCAGTTACCGCTAGGGGTGGCACCAGTGCCGCCGTCAGTCATCGGCTGATCGGCCGGCTGCGGAGGGGCCGGCGGCAGTTGAGGCGGCGCCGGGGCGGCGAGTAGCCGATCAACCAGCGAGTTGACCTGACCGCCGCGCATGGTTTCTTTGATGGCTTGGATCTGCTGCTGCGTCATGCCGGGAACCACCGTCAGCAGATGCTCGATGGGCACGCCGGCGGCGGCGAGCTTGGTGACACCGTCGACCACAGCCGCGAAACTGCGAGCCTCGGTATCGCGCCACACCACCTCGGCGCCGGCGTCGGCGACAGTGATATCGGCGGCCTGCGGCTGATCCCCCGACATCTCGGCGGCCAGACGCAAAGTCTGCTCCCACGATTCACCAAACGATTCACGTTTGGCGGCGAGCTTGCGCTGCTGCTGGGCCTCGGCGGCTGCCAGGGCTTCGGCGCTGACGTTAATCATCTTCCCGGTCACCTGTGACGGGCTGATCTGCGCCACCATTGCGACGTGTTGCAGCATTTCCTCGAGGATCGAGTTATACGGTTCGACGCTGGCCGGCGGGAACGCCGAGGCGCGCACGTCGGGGTCGTCGAACGTCCAGACGCGCATCGCGCTGGCTTTGAGTACCTCGGCGCCGCTACCAGTCCAGCCGGTGATGACGCGCTGCGGTTGGGCGCCGAACCTCGACACCAGCAGCCGGTCGAAATTGACCGAGTTAATGGCCTGCTGTAACAGAATCAGCGGGGCGATCTCGCCGACCACCATATCGTCGGCGTCGCGGCCGTTGATGAACCGAATTACCGGGCAGACGGCCACGCCTTCGTAGGTGGCGCCGTGACGGGTTACATCGGTTACAGAGACCACGCTGACAGGGCGGGTGAACTTGGCGGTCTCGATGCCGAGGTCGTTGACCGGGATCTCGCCGAGGTCGAGGTCGTACATATAGACCGAGTCATAGAGGACGCCGCGCCGGCGAGGCTTAGCGTCGGCCTGCGTCACCCAAGTCTCGAGGGCGTACTGGGGCCAGGGGTCGATTGTCGGGTCGTCGTAAACCGCGAGGATCTGTCGAGGGCTACGGGGCCGGAACACGGGGCCGTCAGGGCCGGGTGTGACCGTGACGTAGGCGCAGCCGTAAGTCAGCGCCGGCCGGTGAACCTCGGCCTGACGGGCATCCATCCGGTTGCGCTGCCACAGTTCCCACGCCGGGTCATTTTCACGCGCCGTGGCATTGCGGTAGCCGACCACCGACAGGTTTTGAGCGAAACTGTCGCGCACCACGGCCAGCACGTTTTTAACGCTCAGACGGGCCAGGTCTTTGACCTCGCCGCTAGCGCCTTCGGGCACCTCGGGCCGGCCGAGCAGTCCTTTGGTGTACTCGTAAACCCTGTCGAGCACCTGGCGCTCGGCGAGGTGTAGCTGCCACATATCGGAGATGAGCGAGCGAACTTCGGCGGCGGTCAGGGCGTCATTGCCGGGTTCGGCCGGCGCGGTGTCGGTGAACAACGGAACCGTCACACGCACCTCCTTTAAGTCAATTTCGGAATAGTGTTGACACGTCAACTATTAGGTACTAGGGTCGTCACTATGACGAACAACCGCCCCACCAAGTGCCGCGATTGCGGCTCCACCAGCGTCGAATGGCGCGAGTCCAAGGCCGGCAAGTGGTATCTGGCCGAACTGCTGCACGGCGCGCGTGGCTCGGTCTACAGCGACGGGCCGCACTACCGGGTCTGCTCCGTTCGCGGCCCACGCGCCGACCGTCTGCGCGAGATCGACGAACGCAACGCCCAGATCGCCGCGCGTAACGAGGCGTACAAGGCACGGATGTCCGAGATGATCCTGGCCGGCGTTCCCAGCGACGAGATCGTCGCCACGCTCACGGCCGAGTTCAACGCCGCCAAGTAGCCAACACAGAAACCGCCCTGGCCGCCGGCTAGGGCGGTTTTTGCTGTCTGTCAGACGAACATCGCGCCGCTGCTGGCCGGCGCCGTTCGCTTATTCTCGGCAGCACCGAGCAGAGCCAACGTCGCCGCGACGAGCGGGTGAATCGAGCAGCTAGGGTCTCGGCGATCCCAGCCCCAACCGCCGGCGTCCCGTATCGGACGCTTACGCGCCCCGACGAGCGCCTCGGTGATCGTGTCCTGGCCGCCGTGAGTCAACGCATCAGAATTAACGGCCGACTCGAACAGGCCGCAGGCTTTCGCCATATCGTTCGCACCCGAGATCCGCACCTTGACCTTGCGTGCGCGCAGTTCGGGCACCAGAGAGGACGCTGGGCCTATGGAATCGACCACCACAGGAATGCGGCGGCCGGCGCGCTCAGTAATCCAGTCCAGAGCGGCGGCAGTGTCGACGCCGGCCCACACTTCCTCGAGGTGCGTCGAGGCTCCCTCGAGCCACGCCCCGGCAATCGAAATCTCCCGGCCGTGCGACATATCCACCGCCAGGGCATCAGGTTTAGTGACACCTTCCGGCCCAACGTCGACCAGTTCGGCCCAGTGCGCCGGCCTGACAACGGGCTGATGGACGGTGAACTCGTCCCAGATGCCCATCGCCTCGCGCCGGAACGAATCGTCGCTCAGCGCCTTACGCATACGCAGAATTGACCGCAGCGAGGTGCGGTGCGGGTAGCTCGGGTTCATTCTCGGGTACTGCGAGCGGTCGTCGGGGTTGGCGCCGCGCTCAGCCGAGATCTCGACGTAGCCGATATCCTCGACATCGCCCGACATCGCGTCGGCGCGCAAAGCAGTAAAAACCTCGCCGGGGTCTGACGGCTTAGGTGGCGTCCCGGCGAACAAAATCAGCGGGTTAGGTGCCGCGTTCGTTGCCGGAACCATATCGTCGAGCGCATTCTCAGACAAAATTTGCGCTTCATCAAAAATTAGGACATCGACGCCGGCGAAACCACGGCCGAAACCGCGCTCACGGGCGCCGAACAGGATGCGGCTGCCGTTGGTGAACTGCACCGACTCCTCACCTCGAGCCAGCGCCACCTTGTCGATATGCGGCGCCACCTTGTCCCGGCGAGCCAAGGCTTGCATCCCCTTAAAGGTCTCGGCAGCGGTTCGCGTGCGGTGCGCCGTCCAGATGGCGGTCAGGCCAGGATTCTTCACACACAGCGCGAACACCAGGGCGCCGAGCAGATATGTTTTCCCGGTCTGTCTGGGAATGCTCATCGCCGTGATGTCGGCCGCGTAGACGAGGCCGCGTTTCGCGGTTATCAGCTTCCCGAGGTCGTCCTGCCAGCGGTCGAAATGAAGATCCATCGCTGCACAGGTGGCGCGGATCGAGGGCCACTCCGTCGCGGTGATCCCGGCCGGGGCGACAACGTGCCGCGCAACCTCAGATAGAGGTGCCGTCGAAAGGTTCATCGGGGATCGCCACCGCCGCCGCAACGCTGTCCTCGGCCAACTCGGCTTGCGCCTCGATGGTCGCGATCTCGTTGGCGATCTCGAGCAATCTGCGGGTCAGCGCCGCCAGGTCTCGCGGCGGCGTATCGGGGTTCTCGACAGCCGAGGCCACGCGCGAACGCATCGCCACCAGTAGCTCGAGCCGAGATCCTTCCGCAGCCGCCTCGGTAACCGAGGTGCTCACGCCGGTCAGACTTCTGAGGCCGCGTCGACCTCGGCGGGCTCGCCCTGCACCTCGGTCGGCGCCGTATCCGGCACCTCGGGCACATCAGGCACGATGTCGTCGAGCGCCTGGGCGGCAGCAGTCAGTTCGCTCAGGTCGACTTCCTCGGCCACGCCGGCCGAATCGAGCTGATCCTGCACCTCGGCGATCTTGGTGACGATCTCAAGTTGAGCCTTGCGTAACTGGCCGACTACGGCGTTAACGGCGTCCTGTGCTGCGGTCATTGTGAACCCTTCTAGGTGTCGGATCTGGCGGTCGATGTGTTCGACGATGTGGTGGTGGGCGCGGCCGATCCCGGCGGTGATCGCCGTGATGCCGGCGAGCGCCAGGGCGCCGGCGGCCGAGAGAGCGAGCCAGTCGGTCATCGGTTGAGTCGCTCCGTTTCAAAACTGAGCCGTGGAAAAAGGCGTGGGTAGAAAGCCCTACGCCACGGTGGGAGGCCGCGACGGG